GTCGGGCTAGGCCCCCTCAAAAAACGGGTTAGAGCCTGTCGACGGCATTTCTGAACTTTCGGTCCTGTCCCGACTTTCTGCTGTTGCAGGGCCGGCACAGCACCATCAGGCCGCCTTCGGTGCTGCCGGGGATGACATGGTCGACGGTTAGGTCCTGGTCGGAGCCACACCGGGTGCACCAGGGTTGGTCTTTGCGTAGCTGCTTGGATAGGCGGTCCCATTGGGAGCCGTACCGGGTTCTGGGTGTGCGGCTTGGGCCGGTGTGCCTGTGTTCGCTGTGTTCTTCGCAGCGTGGCGGTTGGTCGGTGAGGTTGCCGCAGCCTGACTCCAGGCAGATGACGAGGCGCATAGGTGCCACCCTTTCGTAATCGTGTCATGTTTGTGTCGATGAATGGTGGATGGATCGGACAGGGCCGACGCGGCTAATCGCATCGGCACAATCCGCGCCGAGTGCCCATAGGTAAACCTGGTACGGGATCGAGTCGGCCTCGCCGTTCGGCCTGATGAAGCGGCCGTCCCACATTGTGACGCCGTCGGCGACCGCCCATATGCGATGATGCCATCTGGCATTCCGGCTGGCGGGGAGCAGGGCGATGCCGTGGCCGTGGTCGATGAACCGATGAACCCAGGGCGACGCCTTGGAATACGGCGGGTTTAGCCAGACGCGGCCTTCCCACCGTTGGGACAGGCCGTCGTCCTCGATGGTGTAGATGCGCCGCGCTGGTACCGCCGACAACTCTTTTGGGCAGGATGCCGGGTCGAGGTCGAACTCGATGTCGAGCTGGTCGAACAGCGATTTGGGCGTGTAGCACTCGTCGGACGTTTTGCCCTCGGTGACGGCGAACAGGCGCGGGGCCAGGGCGGTCACGTTTTGATCCTTCGGATGTGGCCGCAGTCCTCGCACATCTCGTAGCCGAGTTTCGGGAAGTACCGGTAGGGGCCGTGACACCTGCGGCAGTCGTGGAACGTGTCCATTAGTGAATCCTGGGCTGCGGGTGGATGCGGCGCGGTGTGTATTCGCCGCGTTCTTTGCGCCGGTCCTGGGCGTCGAGGGCGTCGCCGTGTTCCTTGCGGCTGATCTGCTTACGGGTTCTCGGTGCCGGCCCGTCAGCGCCCCCGGTGTGGACGAGGGCGAGGGCGTTGTCGAAACCTTCCAGGAGCGGCCCTACATGCCGTTCGATGACAGTTAGGGCTGTTCTGGCCCTCTGGTCGCCGACGGTGTGGAGGTCGACGACGTCGCCGCCGGCGACTTTCGCTTCGTTGCCTGAGCTGGCGCCGTAGGCGAGCAGTTCGAGGGTGTCGAGTTCTGTGGTGACGAGGTGGCCGGCTGCTACCAGTCGGGTTAGCACCCGGCGCAGATCGTCACTCATTGAGCAGGGTGAGGGCCAGGGCGGCCTGTTGTGGGCATACGCCGTTGCCGAGCATCTTCAGTTCGGCGGTGCGAGACATGCCGAGGGCGCATACATGGCCTTCGGGTAGGCCCATCATCCATTCGACGAATCTGCTGGACAGTTTCCCGTCGTCGGTGGGTGCGGGTGCTGGCCGGGCGATGGTTCGTTCCCATCGTTCAATGGCAGGGGCGTAGTGCCCCCACTCAGTTTGACTGCGACCACGTTGAGCGGGTCGCTGTTCCGGTTCCATTGTGATGGTCCTGCGTTGTTCGCCCCGTCCTGAGCTGTCGGCGTCGGCAGGAGCCTCGCTACCTCTATCGACAGGCTCGGGCCGTGGCCGTTGCCGTTGCCGTGTTTGGCTTTCATCTCGTCGGTCCAGGTGTCCCACGCCTCGACCGTCTTCCCTGCCCCCATGTCGTTCACTACTGGAGTCGGCAGACCGGGCGACGCAGAACCATCTCGCGCGTCGGTGAGGCGCTCCGGCGTCCGAAGCTCGAACAACGCCCCATCTGAGGTCGTACCCCAGTCCGGCAAGCGATCCAACGACTCCGGGACCGCCGAGAGTAAGGATGCCTGCGACGTTCTCCAGGACCACGATTCCGGGTCGTAGAACGCTGACGGCGTCTGCGATGTAGGCGAAGATTGCTCGGTCATCGTTTTCTCCTTCTCGTTTCCCGGCGTGGGAGAAGGGCTGGCATGGAAACCCGGCGCACAGGATGTCCACAGGGTCGACCTGGTCCCAGTCGATTTGCGTCAGATCGCCGAGGTTCGGCACTCCGGGCCAATGATGGGCCAGCAGCTGGTTGCAGTCCTTGTCGACTTCTGAGTACCAGGCAAGGTCCGCGCTGTAATGGGCGCTCACAGCCATGTCGAGGCCGCCATAGCCGGTGCATAGCGATCCGAGGCGCACAGGTCACACCCACCCCGTTCCTGGGATGAAATGGAGGCCGTCGACTGTTGTTTTGTTATTAGTAATTGTGTCTGCGTTTTCGCAGGTGGGCTTCGCGGTAGGCGCGAGGCTTTTCGCGGTGAGCGCGAGTTGCTCGCGGTGAGCGCGAAGCTGTTCGCGGTTACCGCGAGGGTCGCTGATCTGTGGATAAACCGTTACCTCGATGCCGGCCGCAGATTCGACAATCAAACCGGCCTTCCCCAGTTCGTCGAGATGGTTAGCTGTCGCCGACCAGGAACGGCCCGTCCAGACGCGGACCTGTTCGCGGCTGGTGGCCGGCACCATCCCGGTGACGAAATCGGCGGCCAGTAGCAGCTCGAGGAACAGGCCGCGGGCCTGCCACGACAGGTCGTCGGTTACGGCGGCGAGTTCGGCGTGATGCACGATGGTGAACCGGTTCACGGCGTCCGAACCCATGCGCGCTGGTATTCGGTCTGCCAGGTGTCGGTCTGTTGCCCCCAGAACGGGTCGTCGAAACGGCGCACACCGTCGAAACGGTCGACCATGTATTCGCTGATTACGCCGGCTTCGATGAGCAGGTCGACGGGTGTGCCGAACAGGATGATCCCTGTGGACGTCTTGTAGACGCGGTCGGCGTTCAGGTCGCCGTCGGCGATCCGTTCGTCGACCCGGTCAGCGACCTCGTATTCGGTGAGGTACAGGTAACCGGTCGGGATCTGGCCGGGGCGGCCGATCAGAACGCCGGCCCCTACCGGCGACGTCACAGCCAACGCGGCAACGAACACGACCAGGGCGGTCAGGTATTTGCACATTTGCATTGTCCTTCCGAGCCGCACAGCGGGCAGGTGCCGGTGCGCGGGTTGGCGAGGTGGTCGCCGTAGTCGGTGAAATCGGGCGGGCAGTCAGGGCACAGGACACGTTTACGGGGCGGCCCGGTAACACCGCGGTCGTTGCAGGTTCGGCAGCGGCTCACGGGGTGCAACTCCAATGGTTGAACCCCTGCGGGGTGTGGTACGCGAGCCACGCTGAAACGGCGAGCTGGTCGATCGGGTTCCAGATGTCGCCGGTGTTCCAGTAGCCGGCCCTGTTGGCCTGGTCGGCACGTTCCGGCCAGTACCCGTCGAGGTGCTGGAGCAGCCCCTTGGCATACATGCCGTTTCGGGCCGGGTTCGGGTTCGCTGCATACGACCGGCCGTCGGATTCGCAGTCGATGAGGGCCAGCACCCGATCGACGTCGACGCCGCGGAAATGGACAGCGACGTAGGGGCGCCACGTTTCGATTTCTTCGCGGAACGGCGCCTTGGTGGTCGTGGGCGGCGAAGCGGCGACAGTACCCCCGTCCATCGCAGCCTCACCGCCCACTAGGGGGGGTGCTGGCCGGCCCGTAGGGTCCGGCGCCGTTGCCGTGGTCGCCGGGGGTTTCCCGGCCAGCACCCGATGATGGGTGACACGCCGCACGGTCAGCGTGTCAACGCCGAGCGGTGTCGCGTAGCAGCCCTGAGCTAGTAGAGCCATGAGCAGACCTGCTCCCAGTCGGAGGGTCGTGCAACGTGGACCTCGACGCCTGGGCATTGTTCGAGCGCGGCGATGACTTCGCGTTGCGTCGGCGACAGGCGCCCCGTTTGCCGTTTCAGCTCCAGGAACATCACTCTCGGTGGCCGAATCAGTACCAGGTCGGGGAAACCGGGGTTGCTTCGCCTGCTGTCCGGGTTGTGGTACACGTACCAGTCGAACACCTCGGCTGCTCCGGTGACGGTCGCTTGCCATGATGCCTCCGTGACGATTCCTGATGCGTCGTTAGTTCGAGGGGTTCGCGGCATCGGCCAAAACGTCCTTTATCAGATCGGGCAGGATCGCGTCAAGCGCTTCGTACTTGTCGCGGTTCATCATGTCCGGCAGCGGCAACGAATACCCGAGCTGTTGGAGTTTGAACTTTAGGTTTCCTTTCGCCCTCGGGTCGAGGCTGTTCAGGGTTTGTTTCATCGCGTCGGTCGACACCGGGTCGGGCGGTGTCACGGGTTGTTCGTCTGGCGGGGTGCCAGCCAGGTGCAGCTTCGCGACAGCGGCCGGCGACATCGGCGCGTCGGGTTCAGGCGGTGCCGGTGGGCGTTTCCGCGGTGGGCGTGGCGGCGCAGCGACGGTCACACCGGTCTGGTCTGGTTCGTCGGTGTCGCCCTCGATGCCGGACCCGTCTGCGTACCCGATCAGACCGAGCGCCCGACCCAACGCCTGGGTCATGGCCCGGTCCGGGTCGCGGGTGTCTTTCGCACCCTGGGCGCCGGGCACCGGTGCGCGTAACGCCCGTGTGCCAAACGCGCGGGCCAGCACCCGACCGGTTTCGAGTTCGACGACTTCGCAGCACCCGACAACACGGGCCGTGTCGCCAACATGGTCCTCGATGAACGACTGGTGCAGCCCGTACTCCTTGGCCGGGTAGTCGGATCGGAACGCCGCCAACTTCTCAGAAACCCTCACGATGTCCATCAGGCAACCCGTGGTCGTTCGCTGGCGTACAGGGCGACGGTTGCGGTTACCCCTCGGGCGGTCAGCCGGTGGATCTGCCCGGTGTTGCCGGGTGTCGTTTCGGCTTCGATCACGGGGCCGCCGGGGAACTCGCGTTGGAGTTCGACGAGGCCGGTGTCGCGTAGCTCACCGAGGCGGGTACATGCCTGGTTTGGTGAGATCGGGGCGCCGGCACCGTTGACGACGAGGCCGCGGGTCGCTAGTTCGTACCCGGTGAAACCCCTGTCGGGCCACACCTTGTGCATGGCGATCAGGATCTGGGCTTTCTGTGAACCTGATCGGACTTTCGACGCGGCGTGGTGGCTGGTCAACGGGTGGGCGTCAGATACCGGGCCGCCGGTCTGGTCCCACAGGGTGGGCGCTTTGTAGGCGCCCATCGCCATCTCGTCGAGCGTGCGCTGGTTCATGGTTGCTCCCCTGGTAGTCGTCGTCGGCCCCACCGGCCTTGCGGGCACCTTAGTCACATGCGCGACACCGTTCGGGCATACCCGTAAAACGGCGAAAAGACCCGCCGGGAAAAGCGGGTTTGTGCGCGGTGTTTGCCATCGGGTTACCCGGTCGACGGGTGGTTGGAAATGAACTCGTCGTAAGCCTCGGGGCTGTTCAGAACAATGGTGATGCCGCCGGCGGCCGGCTCCGGGCCTTTGCCGATTGTCATCGAGATGGTGCCGACGAGGGTGCCGACAGCGACCAGGAGGCCGGTGATCGCGGCGATGAGTTTCGTCATGTTGGACATCGGGCGCCCGATCAGTCGTAGAGGTATTCGGCCGGCCAGCTGCGCGACTCCAGGGCCGCCCACATGCGCCAGATCATGTCGAACATTTCGTCGGTCCGTATGTAGAGATCCTCGGTGCGGCCCCAGGTGTCGTGACCGTGGTTCCACAGGTCGTCGATGGCCCATTGCTCGACGCCGCCGCTACCGCCCGTGTCTATGCGGACCTGCAACTCGGTTACCCGGCGGGTCAGCTCGTCGATCTCCCAGTCGAGGCCGTTTTCCAGGTCCTCGAGCTTCCATTCGATGTCGACACCGGCGTTCTGACGGCCGATTATTTCCGCGACCTTTGTTTGGAGGTCCGAAATCTGCCAGCTGTAATCGTCGCCACCGCTAGCCATCTCAGCGCCGAACGCCTCAGCGACGCGGCGCTCGAGATCATCGACCTTCCAGGACAGGTCCGACACGGTGTCTCCGACGGCGTAGAACTCGCCGGCTCGAGCCGTGATGTCGCTGATCTGCCATTGAGCGTCGCCGAGGTCGAGGCGCAGCTGCTCGGCCCGTTCGGTGTTGGTGCTGATCTCGATCCACAGGTCGGCCTGGTTCTGGTACTGGTCGCGGAGCGAACCGATCTCGTCGAACAGCAGGTTCGTGCGGGTGTCCAACTCATTAGCCAGCGACACCGCGCCCGCCAACTCCTCAACGGCGAATGTCATGTCGCCGACCGCCTGGGAGTTGTCGTCGATCTGGGCGCGAATCATGAGGCCCTGCCAGGTAATGAACCCGACAGCGATCAGAACCGAAACGAGCGTCCCGAGGTTCAGCTGCGGGAGCTTCCACTGCTTCCAGCTGGTCGCCTCAGCGGCCGGCTTCTCGGTCATTTCACCAGCGACGGGGACTTGTCACCGACCAGGCGTTGCGCCGCGAAACCTTTCAGGACGGCCAGCACCGCCGCGATGGCGGCAACGGCGGCGGCCTGCACCGTCGAAACGGACAGGTCGACACCGGCTGTGTCGGCGAGCAGCAGCGCGGCGAACGACTGGATGAACGTCATCGCGCAGCGTTCCAGGAGATCCAGGTAAGCCTTCATTCATCGTCGCCTTTCGTCGTCGCGAGCTGTTGTTCCAGCTCGTCGAGCCGTTTCAGGATCATGGTGGTGCCGTTGAAAACCCAGGTAGCGAGGCCGTCGAATCTTTCTTCCATTTCTGGGGTCATTTCATCCTCCGTTGTTGTGCCGTCCGGGAACGGTCCAGGTAGTGCGCCGCGAATCGTGCAGGCCTGATGGTGCCAGGGTTCACCGGCGACCGTTGTGTGGAGGCCCGAAGCGCGGAGCAGGTCGTGGACGTCGTCCCAGTCGAGCTTCCAATGGTGCGTCAGATCAACCGCGTAGACGTAGCCGATGCCGTCCGGGGCGTCGCCCTGCGACATGTGCCAGCTACCTCGAAACGTTTTGCCGCCCCTGCTCCCAATGATGCGGTCAGGGTCAGCGGCCATGTTGTAGCCCGGCTTCTTCGCCTTCCAGCCGGCATACAGGCGTTCCTGCTCGCTTCGGGGGCGCCCAGCGGACTCTATGCGTAGATGGGTGCGGAGGACGTCAGAGCGCCTGTACGCCCGGCTCAGCCTAAAAGCCAGGAGGGGTTCGATCAGGCGCACGTTCTCGTCGCCGTCGTCCTTGAACCCTTCGAGGTAGTCGAGGTCCGCTTGATAGTCGGGGTAGGTCACTGTCCGGCAGCCCGCGCGGCTTCCTGCTCGGCGACCCAGGCATTCCAGTCGGCGACAACAGCGTCAGTCCATGTCGCCGCAGCGACAGCGGCCACCCGGTCGCTTTGCCCGGTGGTGTCGTCGCCAGGGTTGAGAACCTGCCGGTGGAACGACCGCGCCAACTCGGCACCGTCGTCCACGACGATAGTTGCGGTGCGGACCTGGAGTTGGCCCAGCTGGAGCACCTCGATCCGGTCCACTTCGACGGTTTTGGTTAGTGCCATGTTTGCCTCCTTAGGCGTTCGCGTAGTACCAGCCGCCGACGTTTATCGAGCTGCCGGTATCTATGAACGCGGCGGCCTCCTGGCGGGCCGCCCGACCGTTCAGGTTGTCGATGGCTATATACGACTGGCCGGCCGCCGTCTGGCCCTGCGCCGGGCCGTTCATGTTGCCGTTCGTGAAGAAAAGGGAAGTGTTGATAATCGACCGCTCTGCGTTCACGGACAGGTCGCCGACGGGGAACGGCAACCCCAGAAGCTTCAACGTCCCGCTGGGGCTGCTAATAGCCGAAATGGCAAACGAACCCGAGATGAACACGGCGCGGCCAATTTTGACGTAGGCGCCATCGTCGTAGCTTGTATTCACGGTGATCGACCCGGAACCTGTCTCACATGTTGCTTGCCACGTTCCTTCCTCGTAGTCGTCCAAAGTGTTGACGTCGGAACTGTTGAGGCCGTCGAGTTTCAGACCGCCGCCCGACGTAGTCAGTTGCAGCGTGGTCCCGTTATAGGTCGCGGTGGATTCGGCGACAATCGACGAGCTGGAACCGTAGGTGCCGATTCCGTTCGCGGTCGAACCCGACCACGTCATCCCGGCGGCGGCGACCGTCTGCGTTGATCCGTCGGAAAACTCGAGGCCGCCGGAATCCAGCACGATGCGGTTGTTCGTCAGGTCCATGATCATCGGGAGGATCTCCCCGGTGTCACCAGTCATGCCTTCCTTGATCGTCGCAATCAGGAAGTCCCGGAGCAGGTTCTGGTCTGACGAGCTGAGAACCTCACCGGCGGTGAACTCGCCCGGCACCCCCGAAAATGTTTGCTGAGCCATGTTTGCCTCCTATGGGGCGAGTTTATTCGCGTCGAGGTGACCGTCTAGGGCGTTGTCGAGTATCAGGAACACGTTCTCGCCGGAACCTGACGTCGACAGGCGCATAGACCAGTCGTTCGGGGTGATGTCATGCCGGACGCCCTCGACGCGCAGGATGCGGGTCTGCGCGTCGCTTGAACCGGCCGGCGTGAACGTCGCTTTGAGGCCGTCGTAGATGCCGAGTTTGGCGACCTTTTCGGCCTGGGCTTCTGTCATGGATCGTGGTTTGCAATCCAACGAAATGACTCGAAGCGACGGCGTCGAATGCAGCGCCACGAAATTTTTGCACGCTGTCATTACGTCCGCGTCGTTGAGGTTCAACAGGTTGCGGCGCACGATGGCCCTAATGCCGTACGCGGGCTGCCCGATCACGTTTTCGTCGTAGGTCCGATCGTTACCGGTCGACCCGGCGTAGATGCCCCTTGTGTAGAGCAGCTCGGAGCCGTAGCTGGTCTGGAACCCGGTCATCGGGGGTGTGGATGCGCCTGTGGACGACCCGCCGAACGTTAGCCCGGTCGCAAACGACGCCGAGTTTCGGGCCTTGTACGTCAGGACGTTGCCACGCTTCGTCGACGCCGCCGCAGCGCCCGCTGGGATGCCCTGCCGGCAGAAAATGGCGCCATCCTCCGACTGGGCGAGCCGGGCCGTGTACGTCGCTGTCTGGAGGCGGGCGACTGTTTCGGCGGCCATCGTCACCGACGAAGTGTCGATCGAACGATCAACCGGGTTTGATTCGTCCGGGTAAGCGACCTGGGCGTTGTCGAGAATCGCCGTGAACCTCGCCGACCCGACCTGCTCGGCGAATGTCGCGTTGCCGGTTACGCCGTTGATGTTGTCGACGAGTTCGGTGCGGGCCAGCTTCGACAGGCCGTCGGACGCTTTGACGATCATCACCGACTGGTTTTTGTCCGGGTAGGTGATGTCGGTGTCGTCGATGTTGCCGCGAAACAGGGTTGTCGGTTCGGACGCCGAGTTGAGGTAAACGAGGACGCGTAGCTCGGCGTTGATCCATTGGGCGTCGCCGTAGGTGCCGCCGGTGAGCGGCCCGTACTTGTTATCGTCGTTGTTGAGCGCCAGGGTGCAGGTGCCGGCCGTGAACGCATCGAGGACACGTTGGCGGCCTGTGCTGATCTTGATGCCGCGCACATCGGCGGTGACGGCGCGCCGCGACCCGTCGAGGTAAATCTGGACGACGAACGTGGGGGCTGCCATCGGCTAGTTCGCGCTCTGCTGCCAATGCGGCGGGAGCGGGCCGTTGCCGTCGACGTACTTGCCGAGCGCCTCGACGACTTCCTGGCCGGACACAGCCGGAGCGTTGATAACGATATTCGGTGGCCCCTGCCCGATCATCTGCTGGGCGCCAGAAGTGCCGAGCCACGCGAGTATTTCAGCGTCGGTCGGCCCACCGCCGGCGAGCTGCTCGGCACTAGGTCCGGCACCGGTCAAGACGTCGACAACCGAGCCGCCGGTCGTTCCTTCTAGTTGGCTAATGCCTGGTCCCGCCGTCACTGCGGCGGCGGTGGCGGCGGTGGTGGTGGCCAATGCGGTAGCGATTGCCGCAGCTACCGCGCTAGCCGTCATCGCGTCGATTTCTGACTGGCTCAACCCTGGGAACGGTTCTCCAGCAGTCGTCGCCGCGGCGGCGGCGGCGGCGGCTTCGATAGCGGCCGCAGCGTTTTCGAGGTTGGCGACCGCGTTGAAAACGTCGGTCGCCGGGGTGGGGGCGCCGCCGCCGCCGCGCTGATCGAGCGGCCTATCGAACGCGCCTGCAGCGCCAGCGCCCTCGAACGCCGCTTTGAGCGCCTCCTGCACCGGGTCCGATTCAAGGGTTTCCTGCACACCACCGACGAACTTCCATACGGCGTCGAAAGCTGCCGCCGCAAACGCGAGTTCGGCCGACGCCTTCCATGAGTCCCACAACCCGAGGTCGTCGATTTCGTCCTGGGACAGACCGCCGACGGCGTCTGTTATTTCCGTTATGAAACCGGAGGCGATCACTTTGCCTGCCAGGACGCCGCCCTCATGCCAGGACGGGTCCGACCAGAACTGGCGAACAGCGGGCAGAACCACTTCGTTCAGGTGCGTCACAATCGACGTAAACGCCGGCAGGAGCGCGGTACCGATCTCGGTTTGGATCTTGTCCCATTCACCGGCGAGGAGCTTCGACTGGTTCGTCGCCGAATCCGCGGTGCGGGTGAAATCGCCCATCTGGACGTTGGTCTGCTCCAGAATGACTTCGTAAGCGGCGAGGGCTTTCGCCTGAGGCGTGAGCGCGTCCTTCGTGCTGGTAATGATGCCCTTTTCGAGGGCTTTTGCTTTCAGCGTGGCCGCGTCGAGCAGGACACCGAAGCGGCGCAACGGTTCGGCTTCGCCGCGGAGGCCGGCCTGGATCGCGGTCAGGGTTTCCTCGACCGTTGCGTCATTGAATGACGACATGTCGCCAGCGAGGCCGACGAGGGTGGTAGCCATCGACGCCGAATCGGCTTCGGTCATCCCCATAGCTGACCCGAGGGTTCCGATCACCCCGGTGGCTTCCAGGGCGGCGCGTTCCGTTACACCGAACGCGTGCAGCGACGTTTCAGCGAACGCTTCGACCGCTTTGGCTGATTCGCCGAAAACGACCCGGTTTTTGCTGAGCGATTCCTCCATCGACGCGGCTTTGTCGATCATCGGTTTCAGCGCGGCAGCTGTGGCGACCGCAACACCGCCCAGGGCGGCGAACCCGACGCCGGCCATCCTGGTGGCGCGCATCAGCTTGTCGGACATCAGCTGTGAGCCTTTGGAAACCCGCTTGAACGACTTCTGCAGGTTCTTGTCGCGGCCGACGAGGTTGACGGTGAGTGTTCTGGTCGTTGATGCCATTAGCCCGCCACCTTCCTGAGTACCTTCTCGATGTTGTCGGTGTATTCCTTCCGAATAAACCCGTTCAGACGCCTGATCGTCGGAAACAGAACGTAGCCGCCGCGCCGCTTGATCGGGAACTGCATCGTCGTTTCCTTGTTGCGGCCGCCGAACTCGGCTCCCATGACGAAATCGCCGGCAGATGGGCGGTTCTTGCGCCTCGACACGGCTGCCTTGCGGGCACCGCCGATCTTGACTTTCGGAACGGTGCCCTGGACGGCGCGCAGCGACGGCACAATGGTTTCGTACTGCTGCGCCGACCAGATCACGCGGGCCTTCTTTTTCATTTCGACGACGACTTTGTCGGCAATGACCTTGTTGCCCTGCTTTATCGCCTTTTTGGTTTCAGCCGGGGCGAACCGCAGCTCCCGGAGAAACTCGTCGAGGCCGAACATCTCGGCGCCGACCATCGTGCGGTTATTCGACGGCTTTCGTGCCATTAGCGCCGGTTCCTCGCTTTCGCTTTCTCTGCTTCGTCGGCCTGGTACTCCAACACCCGCACAATCGCGTTCAACATTTCCGGCGGGCACCGGACAAGGTCTAAGGGCGAAATCCCTGTGCGGACGCTGAGGGCGGCGATTTGGACGATCAGGCTGTCCCAGCCGAGGACAAAGGGCTGTCGTCGTCCTCGTCGCCGACCGCTTCGATGTCCTCCAGCAGATCCAACCACTTGTCGAACGGCTTGACCGCCGGGCCGTTGCCGGCTTCGGCTTCCTGCCACGCCGCCCGATGCGCCAACCACGCAAGATGCTCGACGCGGACTTCCGACATGGCTTTCCCGATACCGAGGCCCCAATGGCGCTCGAACGCGACTATGGCGGCCGGGCCGGCCACCAGGGTGCGTTCGGCGCCGTCGTGGGCGACCCGTAGCGTGATCTTCATCGAGTTTTTCATGATGCTCCCCTCGGTTTGTTAGCTGGTTGCTCGGGTGATGGTCCCTGACACAGGCCACGACACGCTCAGCGTGCTGAGGCTCCCGACTTCGGCTGATATGGGCGTGTACGCGGTGACGAGCGCCGAGCCGGAATAGCTCGGGTTGGTGGCGCCAACCGACGCGCTGGTCGGCTTGAACACGAACGCCGTGAGGGTGCCGACGAGGCCGGTCAGGGTCGCGTCGACCTCGGAGGCCGCATAGTCCTGGTTGAACGAAATGTTCAGGGTTGCGTCGCCCAGGCCGCCGATGCGGGTGCGCGTCGCGTCGCCGAACGCGGTGGTTTCGACGTCGTCGTAGCTGATTTCCAGCGACGCCGAGGTCATGTGGTCGGAAAGATCCACACCGCCGACGGTAAGGGTGGCGGTTGCGCCGCCGATGAGTTCTGCCATGTTGTTAGCCCTCCTGTGGGCGCTTGCCGCCGGCCAGGTGGCCGCCGTCGATTAGACGCTGCGCGTCCTCGTCCGACATATCGGATGAGAACGTCGAGCCTGGTTCATTTCCGAAAACGGCGTGGTTGCCCACCACCGTGTATTCCTGCTTTTTCTTCGGCATTAGGCGTAGACCTCCACGCTGTATTCGCACCCCAGAAACGGGGTGTCGTTGATGTCGACCAGGCCGTAGGTGTTCGCCGATACGACCTGGCAGGTCGAACAGGTGCCACCCAAAGTGACGTCGCCCTCGATGAGCGCCCGAATCGACCCTGAACCGGACAGGAACCCGTCGAGGAGCGTCTGGTTGGCTTCCTCGTCGAAACGCTGCGCCAGTACCAGGATGTTGAACACGAACCGCTCTAAGCCGTTGTTGAACGCCTGGTGGTATTCGGCGACCGGAGAACCGGGCTGCACTATCGCAGCTGGCACCGACACCGTGTCGGGAACCGTCGCGGCGACCTGGATGAACGTCGAGCTGGTCGCCAACCGGGTTTTCAGGCCGGATCGGATCGCCGAATAGTCGGCCATTAGGAGATTCCGGGGCGCCGGTAATCCATCAGCAGGTGCGCGATGTCCGGGTCGGACCGCGAGATGCGAACCGGCCCGAAGTCTCCGACACCGATGACGCCCATGGGGCTGGCCTTTCTCCCATAGAGGCGACTGGAATACATCAGGGCGGCCTGTTTGACGGCGTCGGGCACAGCCGGCCACCCCCAGTTCGCGGTGACTTCCAGCGATGCCAAACCGTCGCCGTAGACCGGGAACGTGTAGTCGCCGACCGCCCGCAGGTTGAACACGGCGCGGCCTTTGACGAGGTTGTTGAGCGGTTCGACCTGGTAGTCGGTCGACGCCCAGGTCGTGTCGAACGTCCCATCGGCGGCGGTGTCGGTTTTGACGACCAGACCCGTGAGGGTGCTGATGTCGTCGGTTACCGCCAGGTACGGCGACGCCCGGTAGGTGCGGGCCGATGCCGACCCGGCGGCGGTGAACACCCGACCGCACAGGTCGTCGATGCCCTGCTCGGCCGCGTCGATAGCGAGGTTCAGGAAATCGTCGTCGGTCGACCCGGTTATCCCCAGCGCCGATTTCAGCGTCGAGAGGGCCACATAGTTGCCCACAGGGCTACTTCTTCGCTGCGGGCTTCTTGGCGGCGGGCTTCGCTGCGGGCTTCGCGGCGGGCTTCTTCACTTCCGGCTTCGCAATGCGGGCCGGTGCCTGCTTCTCCCAGAGTGTCGTCATCGCTTGTGCCTTTCGTGGTGGTGGGAACCCCCCGGGCGGCCGTCCGGTGGAACGACCGCCCAGGAGGAACCCTGCTGCGCGCTAGGGGAGCTAGACGCGGAGCCTGGTGGGAGGGCCTAGAAGCTCGGTGCGACCAGGCCGGTGCCTGACACCTTGCTGATCGAGGCCGGGTAGCGCCCGAACACCGCGGCTGCGTACTGGTACGCGACCATCTTCACGGTGAGGTTGCCGCCGTCGGTCTGGTCCATGCGAACCATGCTCGGTGCCCCAGCGGACTCGAACAGCAGCATGTCGGCGCGTCGAACGACGAACACCGAATCCTCGTTCGATCCGGCACCGCCGGTGGTGCTGATGTTCGCGTCGGCGACCACGGGGATGCCGGCGAGCTGGAGGCCGTTGAGGCCGTAGCCGGCGACCGGGCCGGTGCCCATCGCGTTCTGCGGGACGTTGGCCTGCGGTAGCACGATCGGGCGGGACTGACCGTCGACACCGGCGGCGAGCCAGGCGGCGCGACGCGGGTGCATGATGATCAGGTCCGGGCCGGCGTACCGGTTGGAGTTGATCTGCTGGATCGCATCCATCAGCTTCGGGTAGAACTCCGCGACCGTCGGCGAACCGTCGGTGTAGGTAATGGCGTTCTTGCCGGTGATGTTGTTCAACCCGAGCAGGGCGCCGGAGGTGCCGTCCCCGTAGATGCAGCCCAGGTCCAGCGTCGTAGCGATCGCTGACTGGAGGTCTGCCATAATGAGGGCGTCGATGCCGCTTCCACGCTCCAACGCCTGCCGGCTGATGTTCTGCTGGCCGGCAACCGTGGAAATGTTGACTGTGAGCAGCGTGTCGTCGATTGTCGTATCCGACACCGTCGCGTTTTCGGTTGCCTGAACGGCGGCCGACGAACCCGTGGTGACCCTGCTGATGTTCAGCGTCATTCCGTCGTTCGGTAGCGGCATGTTCGTGCAAAGGTTGGCGAACGGCCGGCCTGCGCGTGCCAGCTCGGCGGCGAGCTGCACCAGGTACTGCGGTACAACCAGACCGGCGAAGTTGCCGGTCGTGCCGGCGGCACGATGCTCGACGTCCATCTCGGACGAGTGGCGGGCGATGCGGCCCTGGGCTGACGGGTCGTGATGCATCTGCGAGGCGTACAGGTCGCGGAAGAATGATCGGCCCGACTCCTGGGAGTACGTCAACGGCTCGTCGCCGACGCGAACCTCGGTTGAGGCGTCTGCGGCGTCCTGGGTGGGTGTCACCTCGGCGCGCATCTTCGCGGCCTCAGCGTTAGCGAGCTGGATGTCGCGCAGCTCGGTGATGCGAACATCGAGGGTGTCGGCGCGAGTGTGGAGATCCGAAAGATTCTTTTCCTCGGTCTCGGACAGGTCGCGGGTTTCTTCTGCGGCGGCGTCGCACACGGCAGCCATTGAAATGCCGATCTCTGCGCGTTCGTCGACCAGCTGGTCGAGCAGCTTCATAGGTTTCTCCTGATAGGTCGTGGGTTGGTTACCGGGTGTTCCCAGGTGCCGGCACGACCGGCGGCGCAGGAGCGGCGCAGTAACGGTAATCATGCCACACGGGTGCGACATTGCAACGGATAGTTACAGGGTGAGCAGGCGGGCGCGCCAGATAGCGAGTTTCGGCGCCGACGTTTCGTCGTCCGGGTCGAACTCTCTGACGCTGAGTACCCGGGCGTCGGCGTAGGCCGGCACCTCCGAGATGAGGCCGACGTGGTGCAGCTTGACTTCGTCGCGTTGCACCAGGGGGCGGCCGTCGCCGGTTTCGCGGCGGGTGTCGCGCACCGGGACGAACCCGACGCTGAACGAGTGCATGACGCCGTCGCGGGCGAGCTGGAGGGCTTCGTTGCCGCGACCGGTGTTGCTCATCAGGAACTCCGCGTAGAGGCCCTGGCTGGTTTCCTCTAGGCGGGTCGCTCTGCCGAGCGGCATAGCGTCGCGGCGGTGAGCTTCGAGTAGCGGGATGCGGTCCCCGCGTTCCTGGATGGACTTGGCGAACGCTCCGGGGGCGAACCGTTCGACGTAGTCGCCGGCGTCGAACTCCGAATCGAATGGGGCGGCGACACCGCACACGCGGCGCCCCTCGGCCGATTCGCGGACTTCGATGCTGTCGGCAATGAGGTTTCTTTCGATTATGTCGCTCATAGTCCCTCCTCGTTTCGGACTTCGTCGACTGTCTTGAATCCGGCTTCGATGGCGATCTGTGCGGCCTGGTAGCGGGTCAGCATGTCGGGCTGCATGAAATCGGCTACCGAGATCGACGCGGACTGGCCGCGTGGTAGCGCGGACGACAGGGCCGCTTCGAGGCGGTGAACCCAGGGGCGTAGCCCGAATCGGACGAACGCCCGCGAATCCTCAGCAACTGTGGAATATGTCAAACTGTCGCTCGACGGCGCCCCGGCCAGATGCGCGGGCACGCCGAACAGGGCTGCGATCTGGGTGGCGCTCCATTTGCGGGCTTCGAGCAGCTCGAGGTCGGAGTTCGACAGCTGTATGGGTTTGTATGCGAGGCCGCCGGACAGGACCGCCGGGGTGCGGTCCCGGCCGCCGTGGGACTGAACCCACGCTTTTTTGAGTTCGGTGGCTGCTTCGGGCGACAGGTCGACGTCGGTGGTGATGACACCCGACGGGATCGACCCTTCCGAGAAGATGCGTTCGGTCCATTCATGTTCGGCGATGGCGAGGCCGAGGGCGTGGCGGTGCGAGTCCAGGATGCCCTGGCCGACGACATGGCCTGGGCGCATGAAACCGCGCATGTGGAGCATCTCGAAACGGGTGTATGACTCCTGTCCGACATGGTAGGAGATCGCGCCGGTATCTGAGCTGACCTGAACTTGGACGGCGTCCGGGTCGAGAACGACGAGCTGGCGGGGGTGGCCGAACCGGTCGAAATCGCCCATGAGGGCGTAGGCGTTGCCGCGTAGCAGCGCGGACGTTATGAGCGCCGACCAGGTGTCGATCCTGTTCTCGGTCGGGTTGGGTTGAATCAGGATCTGGGGCGTGTCGATGCGTTCGCCGTCCCGGTAGGCGTGAACCGACAGGGAACCGATGGTTGAACTTATGAGGTCGACGCAGCGCCACAGGGTGACGATGCCGAGGGCGGTCTGGTCGGTGACCGAAACACCCGTCAGGTTCGACGGGATCAGCGGCGGCGACCAGGGCGGGAACTGGTCCGGGTCGCGGGTCTGGACGCGCTTTCTAGCAAACAGGGCCATTTAGAAGATCCTCGGAGTAGGTGGAATAACGACTGGAATCTGATTGGCGGAATCGAAGGCCATAACAGCGCAGACGGCCGCGTCAATCTTACGCGACGAACCGGTGTGGTCTTTCACGATGCGGGAACCGAGCCGGTCCGTTTTGAGGCGACAGTTTTCGATGTGGCGCATCAGATGGGGCGCGTTTTCGTTGGCGACGATTTTCAGGTCGCCTTCGAGGATCGCGTCGGCAAATCTTTTGGAGGCAGGCACCATCCGTTTTGCGTTCTGGGGAAATTCCACGACGTTCAGTCCGTGCTCCTCGCCGAGGCCCTGGATGGCCGGCCCGATCAGATAACGGTCATACATGATGCAGCGGGCCATGAGGCGTTCAGCGTTGTCGACCACAGCGGCCAACAAATCATTTACTGAGATGCGATAGTTTTCAGGACCGTCGATCGGCTTCTCCTGGATATGGAGCAGCTCGACGCGCCCATCAGCCGTCGCGGCGACGACCGCCGACGCGTCAGACGACCAGGAACCGTCGACGGCGAGCACCGGGTGATCCTCGGCGGTCAACGGGTCACAGGTCTGGATCAGGTCCAGCTGGTGCGGTTCGAGCCAAACATCACGGTTCGTGATCCACGACCCGAGGTGGAGGCGCCGAAACTCCGGTGCCGGCAGCTGCTTGAGCTGAGATGCCAGGTATTCCTCGGTGACCCAGTCGCCGAACGCCGGGTGGGCGGCCGCCCACGTTGCCGGGTCTTGGTAGTCGGCGTCCGGTGGCGGCGGTTTCCACCACGACCACCAGGTGTCGTCGTCGACTTCGCCGGCTGTCACACGGCGGTCGTACTCGACGAGGTTGCTGAGCGGTGTTCGTTCACCAACGCCGGCGGTCGTGATGTGGACGAGCAGCGATTGGCGGCGCGCACCAGAACCCGACAGGAGCGCTTCGTACAGCTCGCCGGTCGGGTGGCACCATGTCTCATCGACGATGCTGACCGTCGGCGACAGGCCGTGAGCCAACGAACCGTCGGACGACAGGACACGGCACACCGCCCCCGTCGACGGGATCGCTATGGCGTCCTTGTAGACCTCGGCGACCTCGGACAGATCCTTGTCGGCTTCGACGGTGTCTTTGATGTTCTGGAAAACGATGCGGGCCTGATCTTTCGACGCGGCGACCGTGTAAATCTCTGCGCCTGGTTCGTTGGAGGCGAACAGCGCCCAGGTAGCCACCCCGGACAGCAGCAGCGACTTGCCGGACTTGCGCGGCAATATCACCAGCCCCTGGCGATGTTTCCACAGGCCGGCGTCGTTCAGCTCGAACAGGCCGTCGAGGATCGCCCGCTGGAACGGCCGCAGCTCGACGAGCTGGCCGGCCAGCTCTCCGCGGGTGTGCGTGACGAACTCCTCGGTGAACTCCGCTACCAGCGGCCCGAGCGTCGTAACAGTCTTAGCCGGCACGGTTCGAGAACCTGGTGAGCCTCGACTCGGTTTCGGCAGCCTGAGCGACAACCAGGCCGAGGCGCGCCCTGGCGGTCGGAGTAAACCCGAGGTTCGACAACGATGACATCAGGAGTTTCTCGGCGGCCTGCGTCGCGTAGATGTATTGGAGGCGGTGCATCGGGTCTTTCAGGCGGGACGCCGCACCGCGCAGCGCGGTCACCTCGTCGGCCTGTTCGCACGCGAGGCGCACAGCCGGCTCGTCGGACATGCCGAGCCACACCTGGCCGTTCTCCCACAGCTGCTTCCAGGTTCGCTTCCCTGACTGTTTCAGGTTCGACGGGGCCGGCGGCGGCTTGGCCGGGGCGAACGACACCTCCACAACAGCGGGGAGAGCGTGCTTCCCAGGGTTCCCGTTTTTCCGCTTTACCTCGAGGGGTTTCGGCGGCCTTCCCGCGTTCACAGGAACATCACCCCCCACCACCGCATTTCTCGGCGAAATACGGAGAGC